GGGTCGGGGTCGGGGTCGTGGTCGCGGTCGGGGTCGGGGTCGGGGTCGCGGTCCACATGACCCCCGCCGAACGCGACGAGCTGCGGAGGCTGGCTAAAGCGGCGACGCCGGGGCCGTGGCATGCGTTTCAGAATGGTCTTGGCATGGGCGGCTCCACGCCTGTTGATTGCGAGACCGGCGTAGAAGTCACATTTCACGCACCAAATCTCCAGCCGATCGACTATGCAAATCTAGCGTACTGCGCAGCCGCCAACCCATCCACCATCCTCGCCCTCCTCGACGCGCTCGATCGCGCTGAGGCGGTGGTGGCGGTGGCTAGAGTGGCATTCAACGCATACACGGACGGCCTATCGGTCGCCTACAGCCTCGACGCTTTGGGTGACGCCTTAGAGGCCCACGACGCACCCGCGAAGGAGACGACGTGAACGATCCAGATCCCATACCGCGCCTACCGCTCGAACACCACCGGAAGCAGATTGGCTGCGAGGTGACCTATTCCCGATCGGGACGCGGCAAGTCGCGCGAGGTAACCGGCATCATCCAGGATGTCCGCCACGGCTATGGCACCGTCTACAACGTGAAAACCGGCCAGTCTTGGTACGTCATCGAGATCAAGATCAAGCCGAACGACGGGAGCCGCGCCTTCTGGACGCGGTTTGCGGACAGAAAGGAGACGACATGACCACCGACCTGATCCGGGCGGCTATCGCCTGGCGCGACGACATGCGGGCAGAAACAGCGTATGACAGCGATGTGGCGCTGATGCTAGCCATCGACGCTCTGCCGCTCGACGCCGTGGTTGTCAGTGCGAAGCTGTTGCTTGAGGCAGTAGAGGCATGCGAGCGCCTGAGCGCGGAATATCAAAGCCGTCTTAACGCGGCTTTACCGGGCATGGGTACGATCGGCGTGCGCATGAACCAACAGATGGCTGACGCGATCGCATCCCGTCTCCGCGCCGCCGCCGTCGCGGGGGGATGGGCGAAGCCATGACCCCCGACCTGATCGAAGCGGCGAAAGCCGTGGTCCATAGCCCAGACGTATCCGGTCCAGTTGGACTGCTGTTGCCACTGATGGCCGCCGTATCCGCCCTCCCGCCCGACGCTCTTCTGGTGAGTAGAAATCGCATGAACGACTGGGCGCTGTCACTGGTCGGCATGATCATGGACAACGTGACGCCAGCCCAGCGCGAGACGTTACGAAAGATCGCGGACGAGATGATCCGGACATACAACCCGACGACGAAGGGATGGGCGCGAACATGACCACCGACCTGATCGAGGCTATAGACCGGCTCGTCGCCGTAGTCGAAGACGAGAATCACAGGCCCGATGAATACGCCGATGCGTTTGAGGCGTTGGAGAAACAGCGAGCCGCCCTCCCGCCCGACGCCGTGGTTGTCAGCGCGGAGCTGTTGCTGGAAGTGGCGGAAGCGATCAGCCCAGGTGATACCTTCGCCCGCTTTGAGTCCATGGCTAAACAGTTCCGCAAAGACACCGGCATGATGGCGCCTGGCAAGGATCAGCCGGCGGCCATGGGCGGACCGGATTATCGCACTAGGGCAGACGCATGGAATGAGTGGCTGAACAAGCGCGCCGATGCGTTGGCTAACCGCCTACGCGCCGCCGCAGCCACGAAGGGAGGGGCGGGCCATGGATGAGAAGCGTGAAGACGAACTGCTGGACCAGCTGACCGCTGTTGAGATCGAGCGCGACGACCTCCGCGCCCAACTCGCGCGCGTGACGGAGGAGCGGGATGATCTGCAACATACATTTAGCGTAATGTTCGCTGCCAATATGCGCGGCGTCGAAGCATGGCAGGCCGCCAACCCCGGCAATGACCTCGTCTGGCCAGACCACGCGAAGCTGGTCGAGTGGTTGCTGACCGAACGCGACGCCCTCGCCGCCAAGCTGCGCGATGCGGAGGCGGAGCGGGATGCGGCGCGGAAGTCGATCGGCGAATACGCGCAGGCGCTGGCCAAGGAACGTCGATTCATTCGTGATGCATCCGCTGACCGCATCCTGGCAGATGCCATTCTGAACGATCCGGAAGAGAGCAGGCCGACGGCACTGGTTCGGGTCTGGAATCAGCTGCGCGCAGCTGAGGAGGAGCGCGACGCCCTCGCGGCCAAGCTGCGCGAAGTGACGGAGGAGCGGGACGAGTACAAGGAGGAGGTGCACAGGCAGGGTCAGTTCCTGCACTGCACGAATAACACCGGCAACGGCGATGCGCATGGCGGTGCGGCTGTGTGCATACCGTGTAACAACCAGCTCGCCGCTGCGGTGAAGCGGTTGGCGTGGCAGCTTGGGATTCTGCACACTATCAACTGCCGGCGCGGACACGACGACGCCTGCAACTCACGTCAGAAGACATACGGGCCGATGCACGAGCCACCGTGCGACTGCGGGAGCGACGAAGCGGACAACATCATCTGCAAAGCCCTCGCTGACGAGGTGGTGAAGGGGGTGGTGGGGTGAAGAAGAAGAACGCAAAGCCGAGCAATGAATACCGGAAGATCCTCAAATATATCAACAGCCAGCCAAGACTGCTGTCGCTACTGTTCGACCTAGACCTACTGCCGGAGCAGATAGACACAGACGAAGCCAGGCGCCAGATGCTGGCGGCGTACTTTGGGTATCGCGTTGGAATCGACACGAACCCGGTGAAGGGGGTGGTGGGGTGAGGGTCGTAACCAAATACATCGCTGAAGACGGAGCCGAGTTCCGAACGGCCGAGGAGTGCGTGCAGCACGAACAGCTGGTCGAGCGAGTCTACCGCGCGAACCTGATGCTTGAGGAAGGCCGCTCGCTCTTGGAATGCCTAGAAGCCGCTGGTTTCCATGTAGCGAGCGATAACCGCCCCATCCTTGCGCAGATCGCCAAAGACACCGGCCTATCAATCTCGCACTGGCAGTGCCGCGACGAGCCCGGTTACAAGCCGCAGTACCTGACCATCAAAGGAACCGTGTACGTGTGGGGCAATGCCGGCTCGTGGTCCGGTCCGTACGGCGGCCTGTGCAGCCAAGAGGACGTGGTGCGCTACTGGAAGGAAACATACAAGGTGAAGCCATGACGAATGACCAGGCGTTGCTGCCGTGCCCGTTCTGCGGATATGCGTCGATCGCCACGTTTCGCTATGGAAAACCGGGCAGTGACATGTTGCATTGTGCCATTTGCGAATCATGCCAGGCCAAGATTGAGCGTGTGGGAACAAACAGCGACGACGCCTGGGCCGATGTCCGTTCGGCCTAGAACCAGCGGAGTTCACTTCCCCCCATGGCGCAGCTCGAGCCCGCCTTGCCGCCATGGCGCTGCCCTCGGTGCTACAGCACCGAGGGCACCTGGTTCGATCGCTGCGTCGACGAGGACGGGAACATGGCCGACCGGTGCCTTGGCTGCGGCAAGGCCGTCTCCACCGACGATTAGCCCCCCTCCCCCGTGTCCTTTCCCGTAGCGGATTTAGCTACTACGGGCCTGTCATCAACGCCATCGCTTACGTATATCTTGCTGTACGTAAGGTATCCCCTTCCCTGCTCGGAGCGGACCCTGCCCAAGACTTCGCCGAGGTATCGGTAAACTCGCTCGAGTTCGTCTGGTCTCAGCTTTCTGGCGGCTATTGCCGCGTAGGCCGAGTAAGCTGCTCGCTCGAGCTCGTAGGCGTTGTTCGCCATAATGATGTCGAGTTTCAAAACATCTTTCTGGCGGTCATCCAGCACTGGCGCTGCCAGGATGAGTCGTATGATGCGTTCCACAACGGTTTCCATTGATGACTCCGTGGCCGCTATCTACCATGGCGAGATGGGGAACAGGAAGCTGAGTGATACACGTATGACGATGCCTCTCGTAACGGTTGACAATTGTGGTTGTGCTTGGTTGAGGTCCGTGGCATATATGGGTCCATGAACGTTGGATTGACCCACAGCATGTCGAAGAAACCTCCGGTAATGGTCACCAGTAGTGGATTTTCTGTAGCAGAACCGATAATATCTATTATGTCTCATTCGTTCCATGCGAAGCGTGCGAACGATGCAACCTTGTCAAGAGAAACAAAAAACCCCGGTGGGTGTTCCACCGGGGTTCACGCTCACATCGCCGCGACAACGGCAAAGGAGGCTTTATGCGTACGGCAACATTACTCCAGGAATCCGACGAAGTCAAGGCTTTGAAGCTGGCCCTGCAGCTGATGGCCGCCGTCCTGCGGGCAAATGCGACAAAGCCCGATAAGACGGACGAGAACTGGCCCCGCACACCCGAGCGGGCGATGTCCTTCGCCTGGGCAGCGGTGCTGCCACTGGGCCGGCTCTCGCAGGACATCAAGGATGCGCTGCAGCTGATCGATCCCCATATGAATGGGACCTACGGCCACGCGGCGGTGCGTGGCATGCTGCGCGACCTCATGCGGGCTTCGCAGGAGCTGGCTTACCCGGGCGCCTGAGCTCGTTGATCTGCCGGTGAAGGTCCCGGACCAGTTCCCGGACCTTCTGCGGCGCATGGGCCAGCTGAGCCTCGAGGTAGAAGCCCTCGCGCTCGGCCTGTGGAACCAGCAGCGCGTCGGCGATCTCTTCGAGGTCCTCGAGTGGCGGCCGGCTGCGGCCGGTTCGCCAGCTGATCACGTACTGCGGCGTTCTGCCCAGCGTCTGTGCGACCTGGAGCTGGTTCAGTCCCGAGCGCTCCATGTACACCTCGACCATCGAGCACCACGGGCTGTAGTACTGCTGCTCTCCCGGCTTGCCGCGCTTTCTCTCCGGGCCCGGATCTCTGCGTCGCATATCGTTCTCCTTGAGCTTGACGTTACCTGACCGCGCATCGCATGCAACGATAAAGACCCGCTTGCGCATCATCACCAGTCGTGCTAATAATAGGGTCACTCGGAGGGCGCCCAGTGTTCACCAAGGCAACCAAAACCCAAGCCAAGCTGCGACTCGCCATCAAAGGCCCGTCCGGCAGCGGCAAGACCTTTTCGGCCCTGTCGATCGCCCAGCACCTGGGCAGTCGCATCGCGGTCATCGATACTGAGTACGGCAGTGCTTCCAAGTACGCTGGCCGCTTCAACTTCGACGTGTGCGAAATCCGCGACTCGTTCGAGGCCACGAAGCTGGTGGACGCGATGGCCGCAGCGGCCGGCTATGACGTGGTGATCATCGATTCGCTGACCCACTTCTGGAACGGTACCGGCGGCATCCTCGAGCGGGTGACCGCCGAGTCCCTGCGCTTCAAGGGCAATTCGCACGCGGCCTGGGGTGTGGTGACGCCAATATATAAGTCGATCGTCCACGCCATCCTGAACGCCCCCAGCCACGTCATTGTCTGCCTGCGCGCCAAGCAGGAGTACGTGCAGGAGAAGGACGAGCGCGGCAAGACGGTGATCAAGAAAGTCGGCATGGGCGCCGAGATCCGTGATGGCTTCGAGTACGAGATGGACAACGAAGGCATCCTCGACATGGAGCACAATTTCGTGGTGGGCAAGAACCGCTGCGAGGCCATCGACGGGAAGGTCTTCCACAGGCCCGGCAAGGAACTGGCCGAGATCCTCAAGGGATGGCTGTCGGAGGGCGCACCAGCGCCAGTCACAGCACCGGTCGCACAGCCAGCGGGCGCGCCCCCTGCGGCTGCTTCCGTCATCGCGGGAGCCGGCCCCGCGGCAACGCCGCCAGCCGATGCCCACCGCGCCGAGGCCCGCGCGCTGTACGCCAAGCTGCCGCGCGCCGAAGCGGAGGCTATCCGGCTGAAGCATGGCCAGGACTTCGCCGCGATGTGTGTCGATTACAGGGCGTGGCTGGAAGGGGTCGCGTGACATGGGCTACATGGTTGAGCGGAGGGGCGACACATGACCATCGACTTCACCAAGCCCGTGCAAACGCGCGATGGACGGAAGGTGCGGATACTGTGCACGGATCGCCAAGGTGAAAAACCAGTTGTCGGCCTGGCTGCAGAGCGCGACGGCAGCGATTCCATTTTCGCATGGTCCGCAGACGGCAGGCACTTACATGGTTGTCCCAACCTTGACCTCGTCCAAGCGCCCGAGACGTGGGAAGTGACGGGGTGGGTGAATGTATATCAGGATGGCGAAGGGTCTCCGTCTTTCGGCTCCATATGGAACACGCGCCAGGACGCCGACGGCAGCTCATCTATCGACGGGGTACGCATCGCCTGTGTCCCGGTGACCCTACGCGGGGTGGTGGGTGAGGGGCTGGAATGAACTGGATTCCCTGCGCTGGGCGTCTGCCTGACATGCCTCATACCAGCGATGCCGGTCCAATAACGACGGCGCGTCGCTACAGCGATCCGGTAGTCATCATCGGGAAAAACGAAGATGATGGACAGTGGGCCTTGGTCGCGCGCTGCGGCATAAAGGACGAACCAGATTGGGGCAAGGCGCCGGAAGATACACCGTTTTGGTGCGACGAGTTCGATCTGATCGCAATCCACGGCGAGAAAGATGCGCCCACGCATTGGATGCCGTTGCCGATTAACGACGTGACGGTGGAGGAGCAAAACTCATGACCATCACCCTCGGCACGCCCGTAGGTCCGTTCGGAAAACTCCATGAGGACGAGGCCACCTACCGGTCGAACCCAGCCATCACGCGCTCAATCCTGGAGGACTACCTGCGCAATCCTCGGCTCTGCCAGGGAATGCACATCACCGGCGAGTACCAGAAGCCCGACAGCGATTCCTTCCGCGTCGGCACCGCCGCGCATTGCCTCGTGTTGGAGCCGGACGAGTTCACGGCGCGCTACATCGTGCCGCCAAAGATGGACCGGCGCACGAAAGAGGGCAAAGAGGCATTCTCTGCATTCGGACGCGAGCACGCCGGGAAAAAATTTCTCGACCAGGAGGAATTCGACCTGGTCCACCGCATGGCCGAGGCGGTTTCGCAGAATGCCTGCGCCCAGGACCTGCTGTGGGGCGCTGAGGTCGAGGTGGTCTACCGCCACAATGGCACCCCCCTCGCCACGCAATGCCGAGTTGATGCGGTCACACCTACGCACGTGGTCGACCTCAAGACCACGGAGTCACTGGCCAAGTTCAAGCGCTCGCTGTGGGATCTCGGCTATCACCGCCAAGCGGCGTGGTACCTCGAGCATGTCGATCCGCAGCTGCCGTTCATCTTCATCGCCGTTGAGAAGTCCGCCCCCTACGCCGTCGGCATCTTCCAGATTGAGTCGCGCGGACTCTCCATGGCACGCGATCAACTCAGCGACGCCCTCGCTCGTCTTGCAGACAGCATCGCCACCAACCGCTGGGAACGTGATGCCGGGGTCATCGAAACCGTGAATGCTCCGCCATGGCTACCGTAGTCCCCACCACCATCCACACCGCGCACGGGTATAGCCTGTACTCGGACAGTGGTAAACCACGCGTGCGACGCGAGTGGATGCAGCGCGTCAACGGCATCCCAACCAAGCACCACACCGAATTCGACCTCGTCCGTGACCACTTCGGTTCCGGCGCGAAGGCGCAGGATGCCTGGGACCAGCTGAGCCGGGCTTGGGACGAGTGGCGGACCTGGATCGAGGCGAACACGCGATGACCGGCACCGCCTGCGACCTGACGTGAGCGATCACACCCACAACCTGGAGATCGAAGCCAGCGTCCTGGCCACGGTCGTCCACGCCCAGGACCCCAAGAAGGCCTGGGCCATAGTGGGCGAACACCTCCAGACCCCCCTCGCGTTCTACGGCCGCGACCACCAGTTGCTGGCCCTGGTGATCGGTGCCCAGTGGGCCGCCGGCGCAGACATCGACGCCACCTCGCTCCTCGCCGCCCTCAGCCAGGTATCGTTCGCCGACGCCATGCGTCAGCTCTCGAATGTTAACAATGGTGCTACTGTTACACTCGACCCTTTCCGCTCCCCCGACGACCCCCTCTCCCTGGTCATCGGACTGACCTCGGACATCCTCGTCGGCGTCACCCCCAGAGCGAGTTCGCCGGAAGCCCTGGGCCGACAGGCCAAGATCGTCGCGGACCACTACCGCCAGCGGCAGGTGATCGCCCTGCTGACCAAGGCACTGGAGGGTCTCAACGCAGCCTCCGCCCGCACCAAGCTCGGCGAGATCGCCGACGGTATCTTTAACGGGCTCGCTAAGGTGGTTTCCGGGCGTTCTGGGGCACGATCCCTGCACGAGCACGGCTATGACGCCATCAAGGCGCACGACCGCGCCAGCGAGGCGGGAAACCGCCCCCTGCCGGTATGGCCACTGCCCACCCTCAATGACCTCTGCCCGTTCCGGGGCGGGGCCATGGTGGTGCTGGCCGGTTCACCGGGCTCGGGCAAGACCTCCCTGGCGCTCCAGGTCGCCACCGAATCCGCCAAAGTCCTGGGCGGTCCCTGCGGTGTGGGGATCGTCTCCCGCGAGATGCCGGGCCTGGACCTGGCCCGCCTGGTGGTCTCCCGTCACCTGGGAGTACCGCGCAGCGACATCGAGAGGGGCCTGCTGCTGGGGTGGCAACGCGCCGAAGCCCTGGCCTACCTCGACCGGATCGGCCACGGCCAAGGCGTCGTCATCTACGACAACCTCGGGCCCTGCACCTCGCGCGACATCTGCGCCTGGGCCAGACAGCAGGTCCTCAGGACGGGCGGATCGTTCCGCCTGCTGGTGATCGACCACCTCCAGCTCCTCGACGGCGCCTCGCCCAAGGCCTCCGAGTACGAGCGCATCAGCCAGGCCACCCGCGAACTGAAATGCGTGGCGCTCGAGCTGGACATCACCGTCCTGCTGCTGAGCCAGCTGAATCGCGCGGCCAAGAACACTGGTCAAGCGGCCAAGGGTTTTGGTCGTGCCGGCATGGAAGCCGGGCTCGGCGCCGACGACTTCGAGCTGAAGGACCTGCGCGGTAGCGGCACCATCGAGGCTGACGCCGACCAAGTCGTCTTCCTGTGCAACCTGCAGCCTGGCGCCGCGCAACCCAACGTCCGCATCAAGGTCGCCAAAAACCGCTGGGGAGCCCTTGGCTGTGTCGAATGCGTATTCGACAAGCCCAACGGTCAGGTTTACCGGGAAAAAATTTCACCACCGGGGTCCAACCGCATGGCCAGCGAGCCGTCGGAGGCCGAGGACCTCTTTACCTAGGAGCATTGCATGAACGTGAATCGCACCCTCTTGGCGGGGAACCTCACCCGCGACGTTGAATCGCGCGCCGTCGGCGACAAGACCGTCGCCAACTTCGGACTGGCCATCAATCACCGCTACAAGGGCAAGGACGGAGAGGTCAAAGAGGAAGCCACCTTTGTCGACATCGAAGCCTGGGGCCGCACGGGCGAGCTCTGCGCCCAGTATCTCACCAAGGGCAGCGGCTGCTTCATCGAGGGGCGTCTGAAGCTCGACCAGTGGACTGACAAGGATGGCCAGAAGCGCTCGAAGCTGAAGGTCGTCGCCGACAGCGTCCAGTTCATGGGCCGCAAGGACGAGGCGCCCAAGGCCGCTACTGCGGCCGCATCGTCACAGCCCGTCCAGCAACCTGTCGCCGACGACGGCATCCCGTTCTAAGCCATGCCACTTCGCAACGACACCATGCAGCGGGTCTACGAGGTGGCGGATCGCCGCCGCCTCATGGCCCTGCACCGCCAGTACGGAACGGACATCATTAACCATCAGCGCTGGGCCCACCAAGCCCGTGCCAAACAACAGGCCGTCGAGCTCGAGTTGGACGAGCAACACCCTGGGTGGAGGGAGAAGTCGTGAACAACGACGATGTGACCCTGGCGATCTTCTGCGCCATGGTCCCCTATTGGGAGAGGGCCGGACTCCACAATCGCAGGTGGCAGGTCGAGCAGTCCATCCAAATTGCAGCCGAATACCTGAAGATCCGCGAGGATCTTCGGTACAAGGCCAAGCCATGACCGCCACGCCAGACCCCGACATGCTCTGGGCCTACATCGCGCTCGCGGTCATCACCGTTTTGACCATGGTCGGGATGGTGGTGGGACGGTTCGGCCCATGAACGACCAACCCACCGTCGCCGATCTCTGCCGACAGATCCATGACCTCAACCTCGCGCTGGCGGAATCGCAGGGTGCGCTCGCCCTGGCCGATGCCGAGGTCAAGCGCCTGAACCAGGAGGTCCTCCGGCTACAGAACGCCGCCGCCGTGCTCAGCCAGTACTTCTACGACGTGAGGATCGAGCCATGAGGAAGCCAACGGCTACCAGGCTAGCCATGACACTAAAGGAATTCGTGACGTACATGGAGCTGAAGCAGCGCAATGACGAGTTTCATAACAGTAGCAGGCAACGCTCCCGGTACGGCATCCCGGATGATCCCGGATATCCCGACTATATTGAGCGCTCGGTTGAAGCCCAGCGCGCATTCGATGACTTCGTTGCCGAAGCGAAGGCGCGCGACCAATGAACGACCCCATCCACCGCCTCATCAACCTGGCCAATCAGCTCGGATCGATCGGCATGCTCGTCGGCGCCACCAAGGCGCTCCATGACCCGCGCTACACCAACCTCCTCCTGCAGTACGTGCGCGTCAAAGACGAGCTCGCGGCGATTGCGGCGGAGTTCGAGAGGGCGCCATGAGCATCCGCACCGCCATCCGTGATCACGGCAACATCATCGTCGGCATCACCGGCCGCCGCGGGTCTGGCAAGTCCACCTTCGCCGCCTCCATCGGGGGCTGGCGTATGGGCTTCGCCGATCCCATCCGCGCCGTCACCGAAGCCGTGTTCGGCTCCCAGTACCGCACCGCCGAGGAGAAGGCTGCCACCGATGCATACTGGCAGGAGCGCCTCGGCGACGACTGGTCAACCGGCCGCAAGATCCTCCAGCGCACCGGCACCGAGGTGTTCCGCGCCGGCGTCCACAAGGACATCTGGCTGTACGTCATGGAACGCCGCCTGCTCGAGCTGTGCAACCGACCGCCCATGCTGATCACGATCGACGACGTCCGCTTCGACAACGAGGCCGAGTTCCTGCGCGACCTCGGCGGCACCATCGTGCGCGTGGTCAACACCAACCAGCCGCCGAACGACGACGACCACACCAGCGAAGCCGGAATCAGCGACGACCTGGTCAACGCCGAGTTCCGTTGCGCCACCAAAGGCGAATGCCAGTCGATCGCCAAGGCGTTCCTGTTCCTGCTGGAGAAGGCCAAGCCACTTCCGGCCGCGACTGCACCTTGACATCATTAGCAAACGTGGTACAGATACCCATGCACGAAGCCGTTGACCTTTTCGTCGCGATGAAGCCCGCTGCCAAGGCCCGCCCGCGGGTGACCAGGCGCGGGGTCTACATGCCGAAGGCGTACCAGGTCTGGAGAAAGACGTTCCAGGAACTGGCCAGGCCACAGTACCAGGGCGAGCCGTTCACGTGCCCGGTGTACCTCGCGGTCATCTTCTCCACCAAGACCGGAACGATGCGGCCGGACATCGACAATGCTGCCGGGGCCGTGCTCGATGCGCTGCAACCCTGGTTCATCAAGAATGATAGCCAGGTCCGCGAGCTGATCGCGGGCGTTGTCATCGACGGCAAGTTTCCGGGGCTCTGCCGTCCGTCCGGAATCGCCGTGCTCCTGCAGACGGCATCGGTCCTTGAAGAACTGGCGCACTAATGAACACCACAGCCATTGACGAAGTCCTGTATGACGATGCGTACGTGCCGCTCCTGGAGATCGTAGAGCGACTGTGCGATCGCATCGGCGGTAACCCACTCGTCGGTGCACCGCAATGGAACTCATCCGTCTACCACGAGTGGTGCCGGTTCGCTGAACGCGTGTGGATCGAGGGCTACAATCCGTCGGCGGTGTTCGTGGCACTGCGCGATGGTGGTTACCCCAAGCGGACGATCAACGGCATCGAGTGCTGGAGCAGGAGGACTGGCCGATGAGCACGGTGCTCGCCATACCCGATCTCCACATGCCATTCCAGCACCGTGATGCGTTCGAGTTCCTGGCGCAGGTCAAGCGCAAGTACAGGCCGGACATCATCATCAACCTGGGTGACGAAGTCGATCATCACGCGCTGTCGGATCACGACCACGACGTGGATGGCCATTCCGCCGGCGACGAGTTCCAGATGGCGCTCGAGGAGATGAGCCATCTGTACGCGATGTTCCCGTCATGCGGAGTCGCGGTGAGCAATCACGGTCTTCGCCCATTCCGCAGAGCATACCGCTACGGGCTACCAAAAGCGTTCCTGCGGGATTATCACGAGTTCATGCAGGCCCCACCAGGGTGGCGGTGGGAGGACTCATTCACCGTTGACGGGGTCGTCTACGAGCACGGCATGGGCATGTCCGGCCCTGGCGGAGCGCTCAAGGCTGCGCTGGCCAATATGGCGAGCACGGTCATCGGGCACCTGCACAGCTGGGCCGGGATCGCATTCTCTGCGAACCAGAAGTGTCTGGTGTGGGGCATGAACGCTGGGTGCCTGCTGGATCGTGATCGCTATGCCTTCGCGTACGGTCGCATCCACAAGTCGAAGCCGATCCTGGGCTGTGGCATCATCCGCGATGCGGTGCCGACGTATATACCGATGATACTCAACAGGTCCGGCAGGTGGACCGGTGGGGGTTTGTGATGTGGCCATTCAGTCCGCGACTGGTTCCCGAGATCGTGACCGGTCGACGCAACATCATGTACGTCGCTGTCGGTGACGCTGGTCATCAAACCATTGTCCAGGACGCGCAGATGCCGGGTATTGTCGAGGTGTACATTCCGCGCGATCCCAAGCCGGTGCTGGTGGTGCTGTCGGCCGAGGAGGTAAGTCACCTGCTCAAAGCGATGGCGCGGTATGTGGACCTGAAACAGACCGAGGAGTGCTCGACGTGAAACGCAAGCGAGCCATAAGGCGCGGCGACCTGGTCGAGGTCACCCTGCTCGACCACTACAGCGCCGCCGACGGCTGGACGGATCTGCAGGATCTCGAGCGGATCGAGCCGCTGCGCTGCAAGACCGTCGGATATGTCGTTGCTGCCGACAAGACGCACCTGCGGCTGGCGTCGACCATCGCCGGCATCGATCAGGAGGCACAGCAGGGATCCCTGGCGATGACGGTCATCAGGGCCTGTATTACAGGTGTGGTCGTCCTGAGGCGCGGGCGTGGCCCATCCGGAAACTAGCACATTGCGCGGCAGGACAATACCCAGTATAGCTGGGGTATATGCCCATTCCCGACAGCCATGTATGCCGCGTTTGCAAGACGGCTTTCGCGTTCGTCCGCCCCGCCACGGGATTGGGCAAGGCATTCGGCTGGGGCCTGGTCGGCCTCGGGCTGATCGCTACGCCACTCGCCCCGCTGCTGATTCCTGGCGTGGTGATCGCGGTCGTCAGCCATCGCCGTGACCGCGCCAGGTGCACGGCTTGCCGGAGCAAGGACGTCGTTCCCCTGGAGACCCCTGAGGGTCAGGCACTCACAGGACGCTCGCCTGCTCACGGCGCTTCTGCTGTGCGCGATCCTTCGCCTGCTGTAGGGCACGAAGCGTCTCGCTGAGCGCGTCGTCGTCGCCCGCCTGGTAGAAGTTTGTCGCCTTGCGCACGTTCGGGTCTCGCTCGAGCTGACGCGTCAGCTGCTGGATCTCGGCGCGATCCGGATCGATGGTCACCACGTTTGCGCCGGTGAGCAGGTCGAGCGCCCGCACCCCGGCCGAACGCTTGTCGTCCGTGGCCTTGCCGAGCTGGCGTAGCGGGATGTCCAACGGAGCAAGCACGCCGGTGGCATTGAGAATGTTGTAGGCCTGTCCGACCGGTCCCGCCTCCCCAACCAGGGGGATCTTGTCGTACTCGCCGAATGGCGTCCCGAAGTACGGCTCGCGTCCGGAGACGACCGAGTAGCCGGTCTTGAGCAACGGCTGGATCGATCCGACCACGTTCTGCTCGACGCTGCGGCCAAGGGAACGGAGAGACCCAGAGAAATCTGGTATTACATTGAGCGCCTCGAACGGCAAACCTGCGCCAGACAGTACGACGTCGTTCCCGTCCTCGTCACGGCCAAGGGGAATATTCGCCCGACCCTCGAGGTACGGATAGAGCATCGAGTCATCGTCCTGCTGCAGCGCCTGCGACAGGCCAACGGTTACCGGTGCATTGCCCGCCAGGAACTTCGCCTGTTGCGGGATGGACTGCGTCAAGAATGCCGCGAATGGGATGATGTCGCGCAGCGCGCGGTACTTCGCGCCGCCCTTGGCCGCAAGACTGTAGTCGAGGTACGCGTCAAGCGTATCCTGTGCCGCCTCGGTGGTGCTGCGACCGGCCTTGAGCCTGTCGAGAAAGGTCGCGAGACGCATGCGGGTCTCGACGCCCTGGAAGACTGCGCCGGGAGCGTCGAAAATATCCAACGCGCGCTTTGCCGTCTTTGAGCGCGAAAGGTCTCGCAGCAGCTCCTCGCTCGACACGAAGCCCTGGAGCACGCCGCTGTCCACGGCGCTGGCCAAATCGTCGCGACCGGCAGAGCGAAGAATCGCACCGACGTTTGCTGAAACTCCGCCGCTGCGCTTGAAGGCATCGTCGATCAGGTCGATGTCCCTGGTGATCGCGCTTCCGGTCAGCCGCGATCCCATACCCATGGCCTTAACGATGCCGTCGTCGATCGCACCCAACAGTTGCTGCGGAACTCGTGACAGCTGCTTGGCGCCGGCCTGTCCCCCGAGCGCGGACCACGCCTGCCAGGCACCGCTGGTTGCGTTGCGGACGATGGAACCAAGCTTCGGGAAAACGGCGCCGTAAACGACGATCGGCTTCCACAGGCGATTGAACTTGGCCAGCACATCCATCACCGGACCGCGCGCCTCCAGCCCATTGTACACGTCCTTGACGGCGCGGTAGTAGTCTGGCGCCTTGTCGGCAAGGGCTTCGATCGCCTCACCGATCTTCGCCCGTGTGTCCTTGTTCGCCAACGAATCGAATTCATCGCCCAGCAGCGCCCGCCCGATCGAGGCCCTCCTCGCAAGCGCCCCCTGCTGCTCGGCGCGCTTCGACAGCGCAACACCGAGGTCGTCCTCCAGACGGATTCCCGGGTTTGCATTCTCGAACACGACGAGGTCCTCGGCGGTCTTGAGCGTGCGCTCCTTCAGGGTGCTCGGGCTGCCGAATATCTCGTCATCGCCTTCGTTGAGCAGGCCACTGAAGCGTCGTTGTGCGTAGTCGGCCGGCGCCTGGGTAGCGAGATCGATGCCGTCAGGCCGAGAGAATCCGCCGATGTCGACGGCCTCACGAAACTGGCGCTGACCGAACGGGACCGCTTCCGAGACCAGGCCGCGTACGCCAGATGCCTCATCGTCGGGCAATCCAAGTGCCGCGATGCGCTGATCCATGCGCGCGATCTGCTCATCCACGGTCTGGAATGGGACCGGCGGCGCAGTCTCTGGTGCGAGGACCGACGCACCCTCCGGACCAACGCGCCGATTCTGGATGACGTTGAAGGCCGCCTCGCGCTGCTCTGGCGTGCTGCCAGCCAGAATGCGCTCGACCTCAGCGAGCCCGGCACGCTTCGTATTGGCCTCGGCCGCTTGCGCGGCGTCGAGCATGGCGCGCTGCTCTGGCGTGAGCTGCCGCCACCCGAGTGTGTCGCGAATGGCCTCGCCCCCCTTCCGCAGCGCCGTCTGCGCGGATTCAGGCAGCAGTTGACTCCCCGACTTGGCCAGGCGTCCGCCCAGCTTCAGCGACTGCACCAGTGGGCCGAACCCGATGTACGTCCATGGGTCCGTCGCCGTGCCAATGGCAACGTCAGTGCCGTAACCAGCGACGCCGTCATCGTGCAGACCGACGAGATCCGACCCGGACACGTAGTCATCCTCGCCACTAGCGTCGGGGATGAGATCGCCCGGCAGTGGCGCGTCGAGCACGTCACCGAAGATGTCGACGATCTGCCGACCAGCAGCGCCGGGCTTGCCCTGGATCAGATTGCGTACGACCTGACCGGGTCGATCGATCCAGTCAAGGAAGTCTAGGAAGGCGCTTTCGTTCGCCATGCGCTAGAAGGCCACGCCGTGCTTAGCCAGCGCTGCGCGCAGCGCGTCGAGCGCCGCTCCACCTCCAGCGGTGGTGAACATCGAGCCAGTCGCCGCGACCGCCTCCTCGGCCTCGGCCAAGATGCGCCTCGCCACGTCTGGTCCATATTCACCAGCGGCTGCCACCGCAGCCTCGGCACGCCGAATGAGAGATTGCGCCTCATTGGCGTCCAGCGACCAGTTGTTGGTGCGGATGGTGTTGATCAGCTTGTCGACCTCGCCGCGCACTGCCGGATTCTCCAACACGGTGCTCAAGCTGGGGCGATAGGCCTCGACGCCCTCGGCGGTCAGCGATCCACGTAGGCCGTTCTTCTCCCGCAGCGCCTGCAGCGCCATGAATGCGCGCATGTCGCCAGCCATAGCCCGGTTACCCAGCGCTGCGGCCTGTTGCATCAGCATGTTCATGGCCCGCTCCTCGTCCGGGAGGAGCTGCTGCCCGACTCTGCCGACCTCGGACTTCAACTTCGCCTCTTCCAGGGGCAGGAGACGATCCTCGCGCGCGAATTGACGATCCGTGGTTTTCTGCTCGCGCGTGTCGCGGTTCTTCATGATGGCGGCTTCAGCCGCGGCGCGGGCGGCGCGTGCCTGGGCTTCGATGAACGCCGGGCTCATCTTGTGTTCTTCGATCTTGCGCGCGTACTGCTCTTGGCCGATCTCATCGAGCGTGAGCGCGTTACGAGCGGCATTGGCCCTCTCCGCGAACGAGTCCACCGCCTTGGCCGACATGCGGACGCCAGGCGTTCCGATGTAGTGCTTGCCGCCGAATATGGCCGCCATGGAGCTGGGGGGAGACTGGTCAGCGCGCTTCAGCGCCTCAGCCCGCAACGCGTTGATCGTGTTGCTGTCGAGATTGTCCAGCTGGCCGGGGGCGCCCAGGCGCACCGACGGACCAACGGCGAACGTCTCGGTGTCAGCGCGACGCGGAGCATTACGGAACTCGGGGTTATTGGGATCTCGCCAGAAGGCTGGCTCACTCCCCTCGATCTGGTGGCCGGCAACCTCGATGCGTCGAGCCGCCATATCGTGGCGATTGTCGAACTCGGACTGCGGCACCTCGGGCGCAGTGCCGTCAGCACTGAAGCCGAGGCTCTGCAACTCCTGGAGAATGCGACGCCGCGCGGCCGAGTTGCGCACCGATGGTGTCGCACCCGGTGCACCGAAGGTAGGGATGATCTCGAATTGGGCGTTAGACGGCATGTTCTATCCTTCCTTCAGTACGACCACGATGACATCGGCGACTTCGCCTTCTGAGCGAGCCCCGCATAGCTGTATTGGTCTGCGGTATCCGGCTTCGCCGACGCCTGCCTGCGGCGATATGCATTGGCCATCGCCTGCTGATTGGACTGCGAGAGCCCACCGGGGTTGTTGTTCCAGTCGGTGCCGGCGTATTGCCCCACGTGCCCAGACTGTCCGGACTGCGGTGCGGAATCGTAGGCCCCGGCGCGGTACAGCGCCTGCTGGCGCATGAGCCGATCCTGCTCGGCGAGGTTCAGGTCGCTGAGCGTACCGGCAGCGGTCATCTTGGCGCCGAAGTTGGCGGTATTGGCGGCCCTTCCGATGGCGTTGGCCGCGGCAGCATTCTGCGCCTGGCGCCGCGCCATGAACTCGGCGGAGCGTCCCTGGAGGGACGGATCGCTCATGCTCGCTCCGCCGATCGCGGCGTTGGCACGTGCCTGGCCCATCTGCGCAGCCTCGGCCGCGGCGTTCATGTCGCTGGCCTGGGTGAGCATGTTGGCCTGGGTGGCCTGGTCGAACGGCAGCTCCTTGCCCTCCAGGACCGAGTTGAGGAAGCCCAGCGCCGCGCGGTTGCGCACGTCGTAGCTATTGCCCGTCGAGGCTCCTGCCGCAGCTCCACCCGCTGCCCCACCGCCCTGGAAGCGCGGGTGTCGCGGATCGGTCACCGGGATATGCTCACCGGTCACCGGATCGACGTAATCGATCGCCGGCCTGTTCTGCTGGTACAGGTTGTTGAACGGCGAGTTCTGGGTCGTCGCCCAAAGGCCCATGCCGGGCGTGTTGATGTTGTAGGGCACGATCTTATCTCCTGGGCCTGAGGGCTACCCGCATCGTGAAGTTGTCGGCGGTCAACGTCGGTGACGGTGCGCCGGTGACGGTCAGCGACAGCTTGAGCACATCGCCCTGACCGACGTCGAAACGCCCGAGGTACATCTCGCGGTAGGCGATGTACTCGGCATTGACGCTGGACTGGCTGAGCCCCGACTCGTCCTGGCCGGAACGCAGGCACTTCAGCACGTGATTGTCCCCGGCTCCACTCGATGCCGTGGCCGTGTCGGTGACCGCGTACACGAAGGCGCTGCCAGCCAACGGCACCAGGACGCGGTTCGGACCGGACAGGTGCAGGTAGGCAGCCACCTCGTCCTGAAGGGCAAGCATCTGGAGGTCCGCCTTGACCGACTCGAAGCCGGCCGCATCGAACGGCGCGTTCAGACTGGTGAGCGGAACACTACTCATTCGGGGCCTCCGCGGTGTCCTTGGGCGATATCCGCAATGAGCACTCCAGGATGCGCAGCTCGCCGTCTGGGCGCGTGGAGACCAGGCGGACCTGCCACACCCGGGCATGGTCTGCCGGCAGCGGCACGGCAACGAAGCCGTCGCCCGATCCACCGTCGAGGTCGATGGTCGCGAACGCATCACCGTTGGTGATGTGCACGCCGTCGTTATGGAAGTCCGTATCCAGCGCCGTGAACACCGCCGGCTGCGTCTGGAAGTCCTTGTAGAAGTACACCAACAGCTCGCCGGTGGCGCTGCCTGGGTAGAGCTTCAGGTACAAGTACATCGGACGTTGGCGGTCTTCCTGACCGGCCGGAGCCAACCACTTCGATCGCCACTCCCAGGGAATCACGCCCAGGTACAGCTCGGTTGCCGTAGTCGGGGCGGTGGTAAAGCCCGCTACCGTGATCTGATTGGCGCCGTTCGACGATATGACCGAGGTCTGACCATTGGCTGGGTTGTAGGCGACCACGCCGGCGAGAGTCGGTGACGTGGTCGGCAACGCCTCGACGGTATCGATGACCGTCGTCGTCGGTGTCCCGGCGGTCGTCACGACGGACGGCGCGGTCGGTGGAACACCGTCCCAGGACCCCTCGGTTCCGAAGAACCAGCTATAACCGTTCTCGTCGCCCAGCATCAGCCGCACCTGGCCGTCTGAGGTCGGAACGATCGCCGCGGCGGTGATGCCCTGCAGGAAGTGCTCGAAGAACCACTTGCCGGTGTCGAGCTCCATACAGACGGCATACTTCGGCTGCGTGTCGCCGGTAGCCACATAGAAGAACATCAGCACCCGTTCGCGCGGGTCGAACGCGGCATGGAACTTCGCCGAGGCGCTGTAGTCGACCAGCTCGTCCAGGGCCTTGTCGACCGGGCCGCTCAGGTGCTCTGGCACTTCGCCGACCCGGTAGATTCCGTTGCGATCGAAGGCGAATAGGCGTCCCTCGACTTCAATGAGGCAGCGCTGGTTCAGCACGCCACGATTCCCGGGGATGGGCACAATCGGCGCCCTATCGGCCGCTGGATCGACGTTGATCAGCACGCGGTCCGACGAGAACTTGCCGAACACGTAGAGCGCATCGCGCATGGACCAGGCGCCCACCAGCTTGTCGCCATGCGACGGCAGGAGATCGCGCGCCCACACCGACGTATAGAACGATTCCGGGTACCCGAGGCGGCTGTAGTACCCGCGGTTCGGCGTGGCGCTGTAGACGCTGGCGGTATAGGTGCCGCTCGTGCCCGACCAGTTCGCCGTCAAGGTGATGGTGGTAGCGGTGCTCGAGCTGATGATGTACTCGACGGTGGCGCCGCTGATGCGCAGCTTGCGCCCGGCCCACTTGGTTGAGAACCCGGTGCCGGTGACGCTGGCCGAGGCATTGGTGAACGTCCCGCTGATCGAGATGGCCTCGTCGCCCATCACCCACAGGCGCCCGCGGTGGTGCACCAGGATGGTCCCAACGGGCGGCACCTCGTGGCTGTAGACGTCGAGGCTCTCGGACGACCCATACAGGTCATCGCTGTTTGCCTGCTGGATCAGGGATGAGTCGGCGATGTTGATGACGATCGACGACGCGCTCTCCAGGGCGGTTCCCGCCTGGTGGAACGTCTGACCGTTCACCGCCGTCATCTCCACCACGATGGTGTCGACCTTGGCGTCCGTGGTGGTGACGATGTCATCCGCAGCGCCGATACCGTAAGTCAACGCCCCGTTGCCACCACTGACGGTGACGGTCGCCTCCGGGGAGGGATTGGAGACGTAGCCGGTGCGCGAATCCTTGTACCGGTAGCGGATGCGGTGCGCTCCGTTGGAGGTGTTCCCGGCGGCCGTAGTCGGTGACCCGATCGCCGCAGCAGGACCGGCGATGCCGGCATCCTCGGTGGTCGTCGTGACGCCGTTCCAACGCTTCACGGGGTCATGGTTGTTGGTCCAGTAGATCAACCCATTGACGCTGGCGAAGCAGCCGCGCGAATTCGTGTTCAGGGACGAAGCGATGGTGGTCATGCCGCGAGCGTCCCCTGCGGGCCGGTCTGCGCGCCGCGACGTGGAATAGCCAGGAAGCGCCAATCAGCCGTTGGCCACAGCGCCGTGTGCGGTGGCGTCCAGATATTGGCGGTGGCGGTCGCCGACCCCGGCGTGCGCGTCACGCTCTGGACGAAGACGCCGTCGCCGGCCGCCGTCGGATATGCCCCGTGGCGCGCCCACAGGTCGAAGGACGTGGCGAAGTCGTCCCCCGCGGTGATCACCGGTCGGTAGGTTACCACACCGCCGGTCAGCTTGGTGACATTGACGCTGCCAGTGCCGGAAATGGCGCAGCCATTGGTGCCGAAGACGCCAGACGGACCGTAGGCATCCAGGTAGTAGGTACCGCCACCGGTGGTCTGGAATGTCGCGGTCCCGGTGATGGTGAAATCACTGGAGCCGGGGACGTTGCCAGAACCCGTGTCCTGCACCTCCATCTCGTCGGCGTCGATGGTCACAACGCCGCCCGACGGGGTCGTCGAAGCCGATCCAGACTGCAGGCTCCAGGTGGTGGTCGCCAGGTAGTAGGCCAGGCGATACTGCGCCCAGCCGGACGCGAGGTAGCCACCGGGGAAGGTGACGCTCATGTTGAAGGTCATCGCCACGCGATAGATGCTCGCGTTGACGCCGCCGCTGTTGATGTTCGTCGATGCCGACTGGTACTGTGGGTTTTGGAACGATCCACCGCCACGGCTATCAGAGAACGAGAAGTTGGTGTCGGTCGAGTCGTCTCCGGCCGCGGTGATAATTTCCCCACGCGTCCCCGTCGGCGCCTCCAGCTGGACATCGCCCCACAGCGCCAGCGGATCGCCAAGCCCCTCCAGATCGTCGTCGACCTGCAAGACCACGAAATGGCCACCCGATGGGTTCGCCGAGGCCAACATGGTGATGGCCGCCGGTTGCTTGGCGAGGTTGGAGCGGGCAAAACCGCGCCGCCGCTGCAACTCACCGTGCATGCGCAGCCGTGTGTTCTCCTGGTAGTGTGAGACGCCCCGACGCTGGTCCAGGTCGGAGGTGCCACGATCGACGCCCGTCCACTCGGTCATAGGGCCACCGCCACCAGCGCACCGGATGAGGTCGCAAAGACCGCATGCGTCCCGGTCGCCGGATGCCAGAAGTGCGTCATGAGCAGACCCGTCTGGGCCGTCGCCAGCGACAAGCCAGGACGACGTTGGATCTCGCCACCGATCGCAAAGCGCGTGTTCTCCGCGTAGAAGACGCCGTCTCCTATGTCCGCGGTGTCACGCCGAACTCCCTGGTGGTTGATCATGGGACGACGGTCGGCCTCACGCGCACGGTGCCGAAGCCAGACAGTCCGCCGCGGATGGTCGTCGGCGACTTGTCGGACCCCGTGGCCCTGGCCATGGCCGCCTCGTAGCGAGCCAGGCACGCCTCGGGATTGCCGCAGACCGCGTTCTGGTAGCGGATCGCGATCTGGTAGTCGATCGCGCGCTGGAGGACCTCGAGGTTGCACGGATCCCAATCCGCCTCGTCGGTCGACGTGGTCAGGGTCGCCGGGCGCCGATCGTACAGGATCGGCAGGTTGATCGCGGTGTTGGGCGCCGGCCACAGGACAAACTTGTCCTTGTAGATCGCCCACAGCTCCGGGAACTTCTGCCCATAGATGCCAGAATTCTTGGCGTTCAGAACGTCGCGGTAGGTCGCCGGCGAGCCCTGCCAGATCCATCCCGGTCCTGGGAAGATTTCATGGAAGCGCAGGCAGTCCGACGGCAGCGAGTACTCGTCCTGGAAGATTTCGTAGTCGAGCCCGCTCGCCGTAGCTCCGGCGTAGGCGGTCGTCAGGAGGATGACGGTATTGCTCGAGCGCGTGGCGATGTCGTGCCACTGGTTATTGATCTCGATCTGCCCCGAGGCTGCCCAGCTTGGCCACGTCGTACCAGTCAGGGTCACCGTCGTGCTGCCGGAAGTCACCGCGATCGTGCTCGAGGTGTCCGTCCCGTTCTGGGACGCAACCAGCGACAGGTTGCCCTGGGTCAGGAACCAGGGCCACGACCGTGCACGTGCGATCATGCCGAGAGCGTCATTGACGGCGCTCTTGAGGTCGGCGTCGGCCTTGCTGCCGGGACTGTCGCGCATCATGCGCCGACCGTAGGACATCAGCTCGCCGAGGGTCAGACCAGTACCGACGCTGACCGCCGTCAGGGCGATGTCAGCGCCGGGACCGGCCGCGACGCCGGCGGTCACGGTGATCGTGCCGCTGGCCACGCTGTACCCGGATTTCTGTGCGTACACCGTGTAGGTGCCATTGTCGAGAAACACCGGCCCCCACACGCCGCTGGCGTTGGTCGTGGTGCTTGTCACCAGGACGTTCGACGAATTCCGGACATAGACCGACGCAGCATTGAGCGCCGAGGTCCCGTCGGTGACGCGGCCGTCGCCGGAAGTAGCCGTGAACGAAGCGGCCCCGACCGTACCGGCACCGGTGCCGTCCGAGGTGACGATGTAGGTCATCCCCCAGTTGTATTCCGGGCTCGCGGTGTCGTAGATGCGGACACTGTACTCGCCGGTAGCCGAGACGAAGCCGGTCGTGCCGCTCACCTCGAGGTGGTATTCTCCGTCGTTATTGGTCGCGGATACCTCGGTGATCGTGACTCCCGTGGTCGCCTGCCCACCCGTCGAGTTCTTGCTGATCTCGATAGTGAAATCGCCCTGGACCTTGCCGTTGACGCCATCGAAGCTCGCCCGATCGATGTAGAAGAAGCTATCGCGGAGGGTGGTGCCAACTTTGTGATAATGCGTACTCATGCTGCGCTCGCCTTCCTGGCTACCCCGAGGAACGCCAGCACGCGGTGATCGTTTTCGGCCTCGGCGCGCCGAATGGCCTCACGCTCGACGTTCACGCGCACATGCGGCGGCAGATACGCAGCCAGCAGCACCAGATCGCGAGGAGGCATCGCATTGATGTGAGGCTCGACGCCCCACTTGACCATGCGGTGCGCCACGCATTCCATGCAGTAGCACAGCAGCGCCAGACGCACGGGGTGCAGGTCATCGAATAGGAGCCTGGCGTCACGCACCGGCGATCTCCTCGAAGATGCCGGCGCATTCCGTCACCACATTGCGCAGCGCCGTCGACGTCCAGTCGACCACATGATCGGTCGGGAATCCGAATCGCCGCTCGAACGACATCTGCGCGTACACAGACCGGAACAGGTAGTTGAAGAACGGGGCATTCTCCCCCGGGCAGAGCGTGGCCATGCTCACGTCCGACGGCTTGTGGGCCGTATCGAGCTTCTTCAGCATGCGCCGCGCGTCCTTGGCCAGGCGCGCCTTGCGGGCCATGAATGGCGCGCGCCGATCCGCGGCATCTGGCAGTGTGACCTGACCCAGACTCGACAATTCCACCGGCGACGGCAGCGGTGCGTTCTCGGTGTGGTCGATCTTCGCCCCGGTCGTCAGGTTGGTGTTGAACACGTTGCCGCGACCGCGCAGCGACATGCCGATCTCGCGGTGCAGCCGTTGCCAGAAGGGAATGGTCGCCACCGGATCGCCGCCATTGCCCGGCAGCGAAAAGCCGGCGATCGGAATCTCCGGAATGGCGGTGGCCCCCTGCCAGTGCGTCTGGCCGGAAGCATGCGCCAAGTCGTGACCGACGAGATACACCGGACCATCGGTCATCCGGCAGGCGCGATAGATCGACATCGTGCCGCTGGACGGGCCGTGCGAATAACGCTTCGTTCCGGGTGATACCCAGTCGTAGACGACGTCGTGGCCGGGCGAGAAGACGTGTCGCTTAAAGCGACGCACCGCCTCCGGATGCACCAGCGGACAGCCGAGGAAGATCGTCTCGCCGGTGTCTTCCGGCAGGCAGTCGACGATCTCCGGCACCCGCTCGACCGGCGTGCAGAAGTGCGGCCTGATGCCCTCCTCGAGGAGGCCAGACAACGCCGTGTCTGCGCACACCAGGATGCAGGTATCCTGCAGGCTGCGCAGCTTGGCCAGGTGCTCGCGCACGCTGGGACCGCTGCCAATGGCGATGACCGGCGCCTTGCCGAAATGGATGTCGCCCGTTTCCGGAGCGCGCAGCAGTAGATCGGCGTTCGCCGCCAGGTGCACCGCACCCTGGAGGTTGTCGAGCACATCATTGCCGAACTGGTGAAGCAGGGTCGGGAAGACGTGCAGTATCTCGCTGCGCAACTCGGGGTGCGTATCCACCTCGAAGAAGTCGGCAGACGCCAGATCGAAAACGCTGGTATAGTCGGGGAAGGCTTCGTCCACGAAGATGGCTGCGTCGCCCGGGGTGTGCACCGGCCAGCAGGCCGCACCCTTGAGCGGGTCCTGCCCGGCGAAGGTCGCCGCGACCACGCGCTTGTAGCCGGCCAAATCCTCGAGCGTCAGCGATCCATCGTTGCCCAGGACAACGGCGAGCTCACGCGGTGAGGAGGTGGCGGTACGCGAGGTCTGGGTCATGCGAGGGCGCCTCCGATTGCCGCAGGGAGATGAGATCCGAAGCCGTCAACACACACGGGCATCCCCGTGCCCGGATGCGCTCGACGAACGACAGCCGCTTCCAATCCGCAGGCGTGCTGCGGGCGAAGTTCGGGAAGATGCGCTCGTTGAGCATGGCGGAATGCCGGGGGCCAGTTGCCCAGCCCCCGGCGCCCATTCCTACAGCAGGCCGTCCAGCATCGCCGTGATGGCGAGACTGGCCGCGGTAGCAGCCGCGGTGTTGGTGGCGTAGGCGAAGTACGCCTTCACCGCCGACTTGGCCTCCGCGCCAGTGATGATCTCCTGCGCCGTACCGGCGACGGAACCCGCATGCAGCGGGGCGCCCTCGGTGATGGTCGTGGCCTGTGCCAGAACTTGGCACGGACCGGTGACCTGGACGTAGAAGTAGTCATCAGCCGCCAGGTTGATCGCGTTGTAGTCGTTGGGGATGACCCCAGCGACGTCCACGTCACCCAGGGTGGTCGTCACGTCGACCACGTACGTCGGCACACCGGCGGAGTACGCGGTCACGACGACCTTGTTCTCCGGATCGGTGATGGCGTTATCCGCCTGGCACAGGCGGTACACTTTGTTGTCCTTCTCGTACAGCTGGCCGAGGAGTCCGGCGCAGAACGAGCCGGTCTCGACGGTGCCGAGCGGGAAGGGAAATTCTTTCTTGGAGTCGCTCATGTTAGTTCCCTTCTCACGCGTAGTCGTTCAGGACGACCTGGTACCGCGGGTGGAACCTGAGCTGAGCTCGGAAGTTCACGCGGCACAGGATGCCGTTGGTGTGGATGTCGGGTTCGACGAGAACCTCGAACATGTCGTCCTTGCTGGAACCGCCGCCGCCCTCGGGAACGCTGCCGTAGCCCTCGGAAATCTCCGGGACCTTCATCACATCCAGCCAGATGTGGTTGAAGTTCAGGAGATAGCCTTCGGTCGCGGGCATATCGTTGTCGAATACGAACTCGACGCCCGAGTACTCCAACGCGCCAGGGATACCCAGGCCCTGCGTGCCGCTCGGAGTGCCATTGACGATGCCGCGCTGAGATGCCGCGACAGCGGTCTTCAGCGTGGTCAACATATTGCGATGCAGGATGCCGAGGTCGGGACGATCCTTGGCCATGGAGCCGAGGGTGCCGACATCGATCGCGTGCTGGATGATCTCCTCGCAGTCGGTGGTATCGAATCCACCGCCGCCCGTCCACGCGCTCGACGTGGTGTTGACGCCCTTCGGCGTCCACGCGTCTGTCTCAGCATCAGTCACGCCCAGCCCGCTCAGCGCCGTGCTGAAGGTGGCATAGGTGTCCGACATGACCGCGTCCTTGGTCAGGCTCGAACCGGTGCCAGCGTTCCACGTCGGAACGCCGTGCAGGTTGTTGCCAGCCGCGGCGCCGTCCTGACGCAGGAACTGGTAGTTGATGCGCGTCTCGAAGTCCTCGGTCATGTCGGTGATGAGGCGCTTGTGGACGCGCTCCATCGCCTCGGGACCGCCAGCGATTGCAATTTCGTCGCGGGTGATCAGACCCTTCATCGCCAGGGTCGCCCACGGCAGCGTGGGCAGGATGTACTGATTCTTGCGCTCGAAGGAGAGCGCCTCGCCATCGTCGTAGGCCTCGATGGTATGACGCGCCACGCGCACGGGCCAGTCAAGGCGGGTGCCGGTGACGCCGGTTTCGATGTGTCCGCGCTTCTTCAGGGCCATGAAGCCCGGACGGTGGTTGAGGATGCCCTGCCACGCCCCCTTAAAGGCGTGCTGGATGACCGTATTGCGGATACGGGCACCATGGGTTACTGAGGTGGCCATTTCTGGTCCTAGATCGAGCCCTGCTTAGCGAGCTCGAAAATGAAGGAGTTGTATGCCGACCGGTCGTTGATGTCGCCGCCCTGCTGCTTGAACAGTGCGATCGGATCGACTTTCCCGGTGCTCTTGGGATCGTGCGCTACCGCCGCGGCAGCGTTCCCCCTGAGCAGGCGTTCTTTTTCCTCGGCGGACTTCTTGGCCGTGTCAGCAGATGAGAAGGTTTTGCGGTAGTACGCGAGTTCGACGTCGCGCTGGATGATGTTCCAGTCCTCACCCCGCTGCAGCCGCTGCGCTATCTGTTGCTCCTGGCCCCTCCACATGTGCTGGTTCTTCTCGAACCAATCATTGACCTCTTTCGAGGCCATGGTCGCTTCCTGGAATTCCTGCGCCGTGCCCTGATGCCACTTGCTGATGCGCTCCTGGAAGAACTTGTCGAACTTCTCCTCCAGGAACCCGTCCGGGTCGGTGAACATCTCGCGCTGGCGCGAGGTCGTATGCTCGCGGTACTCCTGGAGGACGCGTTGCGCCTCCTCGGGGAGCGCCCGCAGGGCATACTTCTGGGCGATTGCCTTCTCGTTCGGGTCCTCGATGCCAGCCAGCTGCTGCTGGATGATCTCGGCCGTCTGGAGATAGCGCTTGAACTTCTCGTGCTCGGGGTGCTTCCGGTGCCACATGGGCACCTGCGCCTGCTTGCTCCTGCGGAAGTCGTCCAGCTCGCGGGCGTCGATGTCCCGGAACTGCTCGACCTGCCGCCGGAGCTTCTCATGTTCCTGCTGGAGCCTGAGACGCTCTTGATGTTCGCGCTGGTAGGCCGCCTGGTTGTCTCTGAGCCGTTTCTCGATGTCGATCGACGGCTGCGCGGTCGGCTGCTGCTTCTCACCTGATGTCAATGAGCCGGTTGGTCCTTCGTCCGGCTGGGAAGCCACCGCTGTGGCGCCAGAAGTTCCGGCCGAGGCACCGCTATCCGCCGAGTTCGGCGCAGGCTGGGAGTCCGCAGAGCCAGCTGCACCGGAGTCCGGTGTCGGATCGGTTTGTGAACTGATGTTAACATCATTTTCGGTATTGTCAAGCCCCATGTTACAGTTCTCCTGGTGCCAAGCCCGTGATTACGGGGAATCGGCTGGTTATTGGTTGATCTAAGTAGTTGTATCTGTAGCAGTTATGCTAATGTTCTAGACCTTCTCGAAGGTCTGGCCGCGGCGCTTGGCCTTCTCCGCGAGTTCATTTCGGCTGCGACAATAGGCGGCCGGGTCATCCTTGCGGCCCAGCTGGCCGCAGTAGCGGCCTTTGCCGCCGTTCTCGTTTTCCCAGAACATGTCGGGTGGACGTATGAAGTTGACCGACATGGCGATCAGCCTGGTGACCCGCCGGTCGCAGGTCGGACAGCGCTCGAGCTTGTCCTTCATGCCGTGGTAGGCCTCGAAGACCCCACAGCGCTGACATTCATAGTCGTAGAGCGGCATTAGGCTGGGGCTCCCTGTGGTACTGGCGGTTGCATGGCCATCGCCATCGCCATCTGCTCGAGCTGCATCGCACGCTCGCGCTGCTTCTGCACGAGCTCGTCCGGCAAGCCCAGCAACTTGAAGTTCTCTGCGATCGTCTGGTACGCCATCGCCCGCTCGGCCGGGTCCGGCGACGATATCTGCACCGACGTCACCTGGTTGTTGAGCTGCTCAAAGACCTCGAGCTGACGATCGATATTAGGCCTGCGTGTCGATCCGGTTTCGATCGTGTAATCCGTCTCACGGAAGAACTGCTCGAAGTTCACCGCATTGGGATTCATCATCGCGTCCTGGGGCGGCATCACCGTGCCCCACATCTGCCCAGCCTCGGGGCCGAGGATGTTCGCTATCTCGTCGGGCGTGTGCATGAAGCGCGCCGCGATGGCTTCTTTGCGGGCCAGCTTAGACTGCGCCTCCTCGAAACGCTTATGCATCGCATCGATGCGCGTGCGGCTGTTGCGGTCCTTCATGTCCGCTTCGCGCGAGGACCGCGACTGCGCATCCTGGTGGCCGGCGTGCAGCACCGCGTACAGCCCGGTGTGCTCGGCGAACTCGTTCTTGATGATCTGATAGGCCGCCTGGAACTCATTGATGCCAGCGTCGATCTTCAGCTGCTGGAAGTAGTCGCTGATCTTGGCCTGGTCGAGCGCGCCCGTCGCGTTGATCTCGATGATCGGGAACCGCTCGTTCAGACGGAACAGGTCAGCGACCGCATCGTCCGATGGCTTCTCGCCGTTGCGCGTCATCACCGCCATCATGATCTTCGCCGAAGCGCGGAACTTGGCGATGAAGTCCGTGTACAGGTAGTTGAGGGCCTCCTGGTGACCCAGGCCTGGCTGCAACGGGTTGTTCGGCCACACGCTGCCGGGACATGGCAGCGGATCGAACTCCGTGAACGGCCAATCATCGTCCATGAACCAGGGGATCTCCCACGGCATCTCGGCCAGGAGCTTCGATTGCTCGGTGACGATGTACTTGACCGGCGTGTCGGTCGCGTCGCCGAAGTGCGCCTCGGAGTTGTAGTGATGCAGGCCGGCCCGCATGTACACCTCGTAATAGCACACCATCTGGCTATTGCTGTCGGAGCCGTCGGTGGGCCGATTGCCGATCGGCTTCATGTCGGCGATGGCGGCAGCCGACTGCGGATAGAGCGCCTCCACCTCCCAGCGCGGTTTCTCGCGCTTGCGCGCACACCAGTTCAGGCGGACCCGGCTCTTGGCGTCCGGGTCGAGGATCAGGTTCTTATCCGAATCCCACACCGACTGGATGAGCTTCTTCTTCGGGTTCCATCCGGTCCACCACACGCCGCGGCCGTGCGCAATAGCCTGGTTTGCAGCCAGGATATTCTCGTCGTACAGGCAGGTCTCCTGCGGTGTGTAGTTGAGATAGTCCTGCATCAGATCCTTGCGGATCTTGGTCAGTGGGTTGACGTTCGGCTGCCGCATCTTCCCCATGCGGTGCGGGTTTGCCGTCACCACCATCGGGATGAACATATCGACCGCCTGGCGCATCAGCGAAATGCGCGAGTAGAACGACAGGTTCGGGTCCGTGTCCTGATAGAGCGATTTGAAGTTGTCGTCGAAGTAGATGTAGCGATCCACCTCGTCGGCGGCCTTGTCGTAGGAGGCGCGCGCCTTCTTCCCGGCCTCGATCAGGCGCATCAGGGTCGCGGCCTTGGCCGCCGGATCATCGATCATGACGGCTTCTTCGCGAGTTTCTTGGTGGCCCAGTCAGCGACCTTGGCCGTGCCGCGGCCACCGACATACGCGGCGAATACCGCGATGGCGGTGTCGATCAGGGGATTGCCAGTGTTGATGGGCGGGACGGAGACACGCGATGAACTCTCGCCGTCGCGGTCCCATTCCAGCTCGACCGGCTGGCCGGCGAAGGTGCCGCGCACGGTTCCAACGTCGTGGCGCTCAGTGCGCACGCAGCCAGTGAACAACAGCAGCCCGGCCAGGATCAGCGCTCCGCCGGCGACGGTCGCGAGCGCGTCCAGCAGTTCTGGCGTACCGCGCTTACGGTACTGACCGGTCGTGGGGTCGCGGCGCTTGCTGTTGTCGAACAGCTCCTTGCAGCCGGCTGCGACCAAGACGGCGAGGACTGCCCACGCGCCCGCATACGGCCAGAGCGCCAGCATGATCAGCGCCCCGAATACGAAGTGCCAGAATTTATCAGCGCCCATGTGATTGCTCCAGCAGTCGTTTCACGTCGGCCTTGATCTCGCGCACGTCGACTTTTATCTCGTCTAGGCTCTCATCGAGCCCGTCGACCCGTGCTTCGGTACGGACGCTGCGCTCGGACGTCGCGGAAAGCTCGGACGACTTTTCGCTTCCAACGAAAGCCAGGAGCGTCGCCAGGGCCGTCACCAGCAAGCCGATGACCGCCTTGAGTGCGTCCGTCCAGCGCATGGGTCACCCTGCCTCCTGCGCCGCGGTCTTCTCGGCTTCGATCAGGCGCTGCAGCTCCTGCTCGATCAGGCAGAACGACCCCCAGGCAGCGGCCAGCTCGACCGGGCTGTGGCTGATGGACATCGCGGAAAGTCCATGCCGCGCGGCGATCAGGACGTTGCGCAGGTCTGCGGCCTTCATGGCTCCCCCTCGGCGACTTCCTGTGCCTCTTTCGCAGCTGCCTCCGCTGCCAGGCGTTCCTCCAACTCGGCTGCTTGGCGATCGATGGCGGCCTGCTTGGCGGCCGCGCGATCGCATACAGCCCTGGAGCACGAGCGCGTGACCGCATCCACGAGTGCCGCAAACAGCTCCGGCTCATCGGCGGCCAGGATACGGTGCGACTGCAGAGGCCCATCGGCGCGATTGCCCTCGCTGTCGATCAGCCCCTCGGCGGTGTACACGTCAAGATACCCGGCGTGGTTGTCGGATTGGACGCGAATCATGGTTGTGTCATTTCTATCAAATAATATTCGAGGGTGATGGTCTCTCCGGCATTGGCGAGCGTCGCTGTAAAGTCGATGGTCACTGCGCTTGTCGTATCAATAGCAGACGTGGATATTGCACCGGCAGAAACGCCGACACCGGTAGTGTTGTTCACGCTGAAGAAGGTCTGCGAACTGGCGCCGCGCTGGAATACATGGACATGCCGCAGCAGGCTGGCGGTGGTCGTTACGGTGAGATTGAGCGGGTTTGCGCTGCCGAATTTCACCTTGAGCGTCTTATTGTTGGAGCTGTTGGTGTAGCTCCACAGGCAGGTGATCCGAATCATTCCACCAACCTTGAGCGTATTTGCCGCCAGCGAGTACGTCACCAATGACGTCTCATTCGTATTGCCCGTGTGGCTGAGCGCCGATGCGCCGGCCGCCAATATCTCTGTTGGCCTGAAGCTCATAGCCTGGCCCACCCATAGGTGCCGTGGTACTGCAGCGTCGCGCTTTCCAGGCTGGCCGTGATCGCTAGGTCGGCAGCAGCGCCATCGATTGAGTTGCCATTACGGCCGATTGTCAGCGTGTTGGCAGCTGCCGTCTTCTTGAAGTGATAGATCGTCCCCGCGGGAGGCGCGGCCGGCAGCGTGCAGGTGATGCTGCCTCCGGAGGTGTCGGCCAGAATGGTGTAATCCGTGGCAAGCACCGTATAGGGGCTGTCGCCGGTCACCTTCGTGACGATGTTCTGGATGAAACCGGCAGCGGCTATCTGCTTGGCGAAGCCGGCTCCGCCGGAGCAAATAAGCGCACCCGTCGTGGTCGAGGTGGAGGCGGTGGTGCTGGCGAATGTCGCCGCGCCGTCGCTTGCAGCTATCGTGACCTTGGTAGAGCCATTGATCGCAAACAGCAGATTGCTCGCATTACCGGTCGATACTGTGAAGGTGCCGCTGCTCGGACCGTAGATGCTTCCGGAATTGTAGAATCCACCGGTGCCGCCGCTGCCGATGTTGAACGCCCCATCAGCCGGCGCTATAAATGCAGCACCCGAGGCAGACAGGGTGCAGTTTCCTGCGGAGACGACGATGCGGCCCTCGGTGGTGAGACCACCGGTGCCCTTCAGGGTGATCAGGCCATTGGCGCCGTTCGCGACGATGATGCGGTCCGCGACGCCCGCCTCTGTGAAATTGGCCCGCGTATTCGAGCTGTCATACTGCCAGCGGTACGCCTTGGAGTCACCAGAACTGTACAGGTGCAGACTCGCACCCGTGGCGCCGCCAAGCCGCAGGTCGCCGCCAACACGTACGGTCTCCGAGCCGGTTGGGTCAGTGCCGGCAACAAAGGATGTGCTGGCCGTCAGCGTGGTAAATGCACCGGTGTTCGGCGTGCCGCTGCCGATCGTTCCCGGCGCTGCCCAGGTGGCGCCGAGCAGAAGCGACGCGTTGAGGTTCGGGCAGGCGGTGGTGCTCGTGGCGGTGAACGGCGCCGTGCCGGTGGCCACCGTCGAAGTGTAGCCGCCCGGTGTGGTCATCGACGCGGCCGACGTATCGGTGGCGGTGACCGTAGTGGCGCGCACGGTGGTCGCGGTGGTGGCGCCGATCGTGGTGTTGTTGATCGTCCCACCGGTGATCGCCACGGACGCCGGCAACTGGCAGTGCCCCAGGACCCAGGCCGTCCCCGTGCAGGTGATCAGCACCACGTCGCCCGCATTGGAAATCGCGTACGTGGCAGCCCCGTTGATCTGCTCGGAGCCGTCACCGTCCAGCGTCAGGGTGCCGGAAACCACCCGCACCCAGAACGAGAAGCCGGCCTTCGCCGACGCCACCGTCGGGAAGGTCAGCGTGAACGTGCCCGTGCACTCGATCAGCTTACCGCGATCGGCCGTGGTGACGGTATAGCCGCTCGACTTGGCGAGATAGCCTGACCCAATCCCCAACGTCAGTGGGGTGCGTATCTCGTCCAGCACAGCCTAATGTTAGCACATGTTAGCCTAATGTCAAGGGCCAACATTAGCGGTTCTGCTAACTTAGCGCCATCGCTTCACTTGCGACACGCGCGAACCGACCCGCATCGAGTTGGCGAACTGACGGCGGAGGTTTTCGGCCTCGGCAGGGTCGCTGCAGCCGTAGGTCTTGGCCTCCTCCGGCTCCTTCACCACCACCGGCCGCTGGTCCGGGGTCCACAACACGGGGTTCGGCGGGCGCTTGACCCAGTAGGGCTTGGCGTTGACCAGGTAGCGGATGCAGTCGACGCTCTCGTCGTCGACCTTCACCACGCCACGTGGGCCGGTGAATTCGTCCGGCTTATGCGTGCGATAGGCGATGATCTGCCGACGCACAAAGGGACATCCCGACTCCGGCGACGGGTTCAATTCGATCAGCGACTCCTGGCCGGGGCCGGGGTCCAGGTAGTGCCGCACCAGCTGGATACCCGGCTCATGACGATTGTAGCACGGCTGCATGCCGCGGTGGATGCGGATGCCCTGCGCTTGCAGGGCGGCATGGAACTGCTGTGCCACGGTCTTGCCAGCGGCGCGCTCCATACGATGCATGGCGATATCGTAGATCAGGCACTCGAGCGATCGGCCGCCGAGGTACTCCGCCAACCGTGCGGCGATCCACCCCAGAGTCTGCTTGCGACAGGTGATGTATTTCACCAGCCGCAACTTGCGCGGCTTGTCCTGGGAGATGGCCGCGATCAGCAGCCCCTGCGGGTGATCCAGGCCATCATCGTAGGAGACCCACAGATTATCGTTGGGCTGCACCTGGTAGTCATCGGTGCGCATATGGCGTGAATCAGACCACTGCCGGCCATAGACCGACAGCTGCGACCCGACGCCAGACCCGCCGCCGTGGCGGACCTCCCATTCCTCGGGCGATATCGCATCGCGCAGCTTCTCGCGCTCCTCCAGCGATACCGCCACCGACTCCGCGGCCTGGATCTCGAATTCCTCGAAGTCCGGCTTGTCCGGATCGAGGCAGTTGGCCAGGAAGCGGTTGTACGCGGGATTGCCGTCGGTATCGGTTGCGCCCCACAGGATGAAGCCACCCCCAGCCTCACGAATGACGTCAGGGTCAGAGTTCACCTCCAGGATGCGCGAATAGAGCTCGGCCAGCAGCGACTCCGTGCCGGCGTCCTCGTCGATAAAGATCCCGAGGAGTTTCTTGCCCTTCAGGCGGTTCTTGATGTTCTTGTCGCCCGATACCGCCATGAGGATGTGCTGACCATTCAGCAGGAATATGTCCTTGGCGTAACGCGCCCCCGCGCCCTGGCCCCAGCCGATGTTCTTGATTTCCCACTCGGGGATCAGCGGCTTGTCCTCGTACGGACCGATCAGCTCGGATGCGACCAGGAGCTTCTTCGTCCAGGGATCGATCAACTGTTCGCGCGACGGCGCCAGCAGCAGGTACGTGCCATTCTTGCTGACCGAGCGTGAGGGATGCTTCCGGCGAGCCACCGCCGCCAATACGTAGGCCAGGTACGCCGACTTGCCGCCGCGATTGGGCCCATGCAGCAGCCGGTAGCGCGCTACCGAGGCGTCGCACCGTGCCTGCGTCGGCGTGGGCTTGAAGTGCAGCAGCGCATCATTCTTGGTGCGCCACGAGCGGAGGAGGGCGATCTCCTCCTTGGAGAGCTGTTTGGCCAATCAGGTCACGCCTTGGCGTGGCAAAGCTCGGCTCGTCCGAGGACATTCCATGGTTGGAGCACGACCGCATCGCCTCTACGCATCGGGGTACTGGTGCCACAAACGTAGGTTGGGTGACCATCGGCCCACGGGAATCCAGGACGCGAAGTGCTGTCTCGCTGCCATGGCCTCGCATACGCAGTGGCCTCGAGGAGGCGCTTGTGAAGCTCGGCGATCTCCAGCCGCAGGCGCTCGTTCTCGCGGATCAAATCCTCACGACTCAGACGCGTCATGATCATCCTCCTTGATGGCCTCCGCCATCTCCATCTTCGCCAGATCCAGGTCCGACAAGCGTCCAACCTTCAGCCGCTCCAGCTCCATCTTCTCGTCGTGCTCGCGACGGTCCTCGACCAGATTGGCCGCCGCGCCCAGCAGGGCGGACATGTTCTTGGTGTACGTCAACGCGTCCTTGCGAGCTTCCTTCAGGATCGTCTCCATCGCCGACAGGTGCCCGTCCGCGATGCGCTCGTAATGCGCCAGGTTGCTCAGTGCCTCGGCGCGGTCCTCGCTGCGCAGTGACGGGTCCTCGACAATCGAGCGCGCCAACTCCGCCGTCCGCATGGCGGCCAAGTACTTGTCGCGGCGCTCGAGCAGCAGCTGGATCTGCGGATGGTCCGACCACGAGACCTCCGTCAGCTTGCAGGATCTGCCCTGGTAGTCCTGCACGGTCTTCAGCAGATGCATGGTGTTCAGCCGCTGCGCGTAACGCCGCTGAACCTTGAAGTCCTTGGCGATATCCAGGACCATGCGCTTGGCGAGCCGCGACGGCGCGACATCGACGACCGCAGGGGTCTGGTCGTTCAAGCCGACGCCTCAGCCAGCGCCAGGTCGACATCCGGCTCGTAGTCGACCACCTCCACCAGGTCCAGCTCCGAGACCCAGTCAGGCCGGGCGGACCACTTGCCCTCCAGGGTGTACCAATGCTCGTCCTCGGTGCCGTCCGGCAGGCGGAAAGCCGCCAGGACAGGGTGCCCCGAATCATCCCGGGGGTTGATGGTCATCCGCGTGACGGGATACCCGCGACGCGTCTCGTAGGGCTTGGAAAGGTCTACCGGCATGTTACCACATGATAACATAATTGACGGCAATGTCAACAGTCTTGCTAATGATCAGTCAGTGCCCTACGCAGGGCGTCCACTGCCGGGTCATGCAGCCCCAGGGCGCTCTCCAGCGGCAGCCCCAGGGTATCCGCCACCTCCTCGATGGGCCATCCATCGAAGTAGTGCATGCGCAACAGTAAGCGCTGCATCTCTGAGAGATCGCCAATAGCCTCGACCAGGCGCTGGTTGGTCTCGATCACGATCAGGTCGTCTAAAAGATCGTCGACAGCCACTCGGCCAGGACCTTGAAGACCCACCACACGCCCATCAGCAGCCCCAGGGTCAGGAAGAAGAACAGCAGTGGGTGGGTCATGATTACCCTCGCTTCGGCTTGGCCAGCCAGGCGCACAGGCCGGTGATCAGCACAGCGATAATGGCGAACCCGACGACGCATAGCACGACGACCAGTGGTCCCCAGAAGGGCGCCAGGACCCATATCCAGTGCCATTCGATCACCCCGCACAGCTTCAACACCACGAAGGCGATGCCCAGCAGCCCGAGAATGCTCGGGCCACGGTACACGGTGGTGGTCATGATTCGATCCATACCCCCAGGAGGTCGTCCATCGCGGTGGACCAATACCGGGCGGTGAACGAGATGACGCTCATCAGCAGCATGAGCGGGAAGACCACGATGAGCAGCAGGAAGAAGATGAAGCAGGAGATGACCTTGAGGGTCACGCCACATACCCTTTGATGCCGTCGCCGGACAGCGCCAGGCGAGCGATCATGTTCTGCAGCAGCGACAGGCCATACCCGTACCCCAGCGACCGCAGCGTCTCCTCCATCAGCTCACGCGCGTGGAGCATCAGGGCCTCGTCGTCGCCGACGTAGACCGCGATCAGTGAGCGCATCTCCAGGGCAAATTCGTCCGGGGTGATGGCGGTCATTTCACCGCCTCCATAAAGCAGTCCAGGATGCGGTTGATGGTCTCGACGTCCATCATGGCGTGGTCGAAATCGACCTCCCGGCGGTCAATGCGGCACAGGAAGGCGTCATACAGACAGCTGGAGCGCTTTTGGGACAGGTAGGTGACCGCATTCGCGGCCAAGAGCGCGTCCATGGAGATCGTGATATCGTTCGGTAAGCTGGTGACGTCTGGCATGCGTCAGTATAGTTAGCAAACTTGCTCATGTCAAATGCGGTGAGGTTAGTACATGCGGTGCTGGGGTTTCATTAAAAATATGGGGGAAAAATTTTAATGGGGGAGGCCAGATCATAGTGCGCGCGTGTGGGGTCGTACCCCCCACCCCCGAAGACCCCCTACCCCCTCGCACGTGCGCGCGCGTACATTATTATGCCCATGTCCGATAACATCCTTTATGGAACTCACTGCCTAAGTCATATCTCAAGTACTGCCAAGAACATACTTATTACTACTACCGTCACTGTGGTATGGGGGGTTCCACGAAAATCAACTCCGTGCTAGCGTTTTTTACATAAAGTCGAGTGGTTTGGTCAACATTAAAAATGGCCATCAACTGACTGCCACCTTGCGTTGTCCCAAAACCCCGAGCTCGAACCCGAGCCCCCTGCTCTTATCGCTCAATTTCCGAGCACAGCAACCCCGAGTTTCAGTGCCAGCTGCGATTCGCTGCGCCAACTCGTGTATATCCTGTGCGTTACATTTTTTTCTTGCATCATCACCAATCTCGCTCATATTGCACTCATCACCACACAGGAGCATCCATGGACCCCATCGCCACCATCATCTACATCATCGGCGCCCGTGGGCAGGGCCGGCAAGAGGCCGTTACGGACCTACAGGGCTATTACGCGTTCGGTGGCACGCGCCCTCGCGCCGCTGACGTGCGCGCCGAGTACCAGCGCACCCACTCGCGCCCAGCGTCGCCCGATGCGGATCGCTGGATCAAGCGGCTCTCTGCCTGATCGGAACCGCACCCCGCGCCTGGCTACGAGCGCGCACAGCAGCGTAGCGCCACACCAAGGATCACCCCATGACCAACACCACCACACCCCACACGCAGGAGGATGCTATCATGCGATTCCCGGGCATTGCCAAGGTTCGTGCCGCGCTAACGGCGGAGCACTTGTACATCCGGCGCACGTTCCATCCGGCGGAACTCATCGAGCATGGCCAGGACCTCGGGGACGCTGGCGTTGACGTGCGCCTTCAGGTCTGGCCTGACGGCTCGTGGAACCTGCACACTGGCGATAGCTCATACGACCAAGACCACCGTGGCTATTGGGGCGCGGCTTTTCTGCCGTTCGGAAACTGCAACCTCACAGAAATCGCGCGCGACCTGATCGAGCAGGCGAAGGATCACCGCGCGCAAGAGGTGGAATAACCATGAAAGCCCACACGCACACGCCCGGCCTATGGGCGCAATTTGAGATTGAGCGACAGGCTGAGGCAGAGGCGCAGCTTGACGAGTCGTGTGGGTCGTGCGGCGTGCGTCTGCGCGATCACTACACCGCTGCCGGTATCTGGCTCCAGTGCGGCCACCGCCAGGTCCGCGCCGCCATCGCCAAAGCCACCGCAAGCGAAGCGAGCAATGGGGGTGCGCCGTGAACGGCACGCCTACCCGTCGCCTCACGTGCTGTGTCTGCGGCGAGCCCTGCCAGGGTCGCCAGTGGTGGAACCGCGACACAGGCTACGGCCTCTGCCAGGCCTGTGGCGACACGATTACCCTTACGCACGGTGCCGCCGAGGCCGAGGACATGGCCGGCAAGCGCGGAGTCCACTGGGACATCAAGGATGACAAGCCATGACCCCCGACGATCACACCATACGCCAAGCCGACCGCATCCCCAGTCCGCAGCGCAACCCACTTGTCACTGAACGCGAGGCCGAAGCCTTCCGGGCCCTGGAGCAAGCCATGCTCGACGCTGGCGACGACCTGCAAGCCGCTGACCTGGTCGACTACATCCATGACCTCATCCACCTCGTGCGTGCCCCGGAGGCCCCATGAACTACTCGGACGCTGAAACCATCGCCACTATCGCCGTTGACCTCTCCAAGCGCAGGCCGGACCTCCATGCGGCAGGTGTTGCCCTGGATGCCTGCCACCTCTACCGCATCGGTGGCAAATGCGCTGCCTACGCCACAGCGCTGTGCAACGGCACCATCGACCAGGCCACCTACGACCTCCGCCAGGAACGGCATCGCAAGGCCGCGGACGAGATCCTCGTCGAATACCGCCTCAAGGCGTGTGTCGGTGGCGATCCTCGCGGATACTGCCTGTGGCTGGAGCCCACGGACGGCGTCCCGCTTCGCTCCAACAGCTTCTCAGGCGAGGGCTACGGGATTCGCTAATATGCAATTGATTCTGCCACTCCACGATTTACATCAAACCGGCCTACGGGCCATAGGAGCTACCCATGACCAAGACCCGCACCGCCCATCGCCTGCCCCTGGAGCTGATGGGCCGCCCTGCTGGGCGGTATTCGATCCACTACTACGGCGAGGCCGAGGGCACCGTGCAGCAGTGGGATGGTCGCACGACGGCCGCCCAGCTTGTCGACCAGGACCAGGCGGAGGCACTAAGTGTGGGTGCGGCTGATCCCGAGACCGGCGAAACCGCAGCCATGGAAGTGCTGATCCTGGAGATCGACGCCGAGGGCGATTGCTGGCTCCTGGACAGTGCGCGCCTCGCCTGAACCGCCCGCCCCGCGTGACGTCCGGCGGGTAAACCGGACGACCCACTAGCGGCAACTCCGCTCCACGAGCAACCCCAGCCTTACCCGCTGGGGTTCTTCGTTCCTAGGGCGCTATGGTGGCCCTGCTGAGCACATACACGCTTCCATCTGGAAGGGTACACTTCTGACCCTCCAACGGAGAGAGACTCAGTCCACAGCGAGTCACCGGGACGCGGGCGGTAACGATAAACCACCCACTCGCTCCCCACCTGGCACGATACGATTGCATCAATCTCTCTTGCCTGACCCACGGCAGCGTACGCGCCCTGGCTCGGGCGCGGCGCGCAATACGGCGCTTTCGCTGGAGATCGCGGGGGCCTGTCATTGCTCCACCAAGACCACCGCCAACCGGGCCGCGAGCTCCGGCGGAACGCTTCCGGCCCCGACAAGAACCCGAAAGGACCCGGGGTCAATCTCCCCCTCCTCGATCATGGAAGCAAGGTTGTCCAACTGCTGCAGGCTCAGCGATACCCGGGTTTCGACCTTCCAGGTCCGTTCATTCCCATCACCCCGGATCTCGGTCACTTTCACGATGACTCCTTTATGGTTCAAAACGTTGCGGAAACGGCGGCTTGCATGGGCACAGCAAGCACACCAACCTCAAAGCCTCGGACTCATGCAGGAAGCATGTACCACGATTACCAACAATGTCAACCTTACGCTTGACATTATAACCGAACTTGCTACAATTGACTCCGCGTACTGTCGCGCCCACAGGCGACGGGGGGCCCGGAAGCGATACCGGGGTACCAACACAGGACTACAGGCCCGCATACCCTGGGCCGGCCAACGGTTCTTTGCTGAGAGTGTGGCAAGCCGGGAAACCCATGGCCGCCATCGCTCGCGAGTGATAGCCAGCCGCTAGGCAGACCACGGTCCCGTGGCTGCCGGTATGCGCCGAGTGCTGGCGAACTGAACTCGGTCCTCAGCAAGGAGCTGTTGCACATACTCTGGATGGTAGGGTTGGGCCTCTCGACAAGAGTCCTTTCCCGGCTTCCCTCGCCGAGGTCATGCCCTAGCGGCGCGTACCGGCACGAAGCCCAACCTCGCCTACCAGACCCCCGGGTTCCATCCGGGTCGCATGAGCCATAGACCCTCGCCGGGAGGGAATGACCAAAGGGGTCGGGTTTCGGAATAGACAAGCCCTCCGGGGGGGCTCGCTTCGCTCGCCGGGGGGAAGCATTCAAGGATACCTTGAATGCGGTGTCTATAACACACCAACGCATTTTCTACTTGCGTATCATCACCACGTGTGCTAATAACAGACCCGTGGAGATGACCATGCGCTACGAATTCTTCAACGCGGAGTTGCTGCTCCTGAACATCCTGTTCCGGCGCGCATCGTCGTGAATCGTTCGGAGTACTGGCTGCGATCCCTGATCGTTGCCGTGGTGATCATCGCCTTCGTCGTTGCGGTGCGTGTCCTGAAGGACCACGAGAGCCGCAAGGAACCCATCCGTCTCGAAAGGTTCGCCCCATGAACGCTCCCTACGACCATCGCGGCGCTCCCTACGACCGTCACGGCAAGCTCCAACCCCCTCTCATCAAGGGTTCGGACCAGGGACGGGAGGACGTCCACGAGGTTGCCCCCCTGGAGCCGTTCGACTGGTACCTGGCCGGGTTGTTCTCGGGCGTGCTGCTGTTCGTGATCGTGTGGCTGCTGTGCTTGCTGGTGCTGGGGTGAGCTACTGCCGCTGGTCCTGCGACGACTTCCAGTGCGACCTGTACTGCTTCGAGTCGTGCTATGGCGGATACGAGACCAACGTTGCCGGCAAGCGCTACGTGTTTGCCGAGCCATTGCCGCCGCCAGTTGAGATGGACCCCAAGAACACGGAAGCATGGCTTACGCGATATAGGGCAGTTAGAGAGATACTGGATCGCTCTGAGATGCAGCCTATTGGGCTGCCACATGACGGAGCGACCTTCAACGACGACACGCCGCAGGAGTTCCTGGCCACGCTACTCATGCTGCGCGAGGCGGGCTATCGCTTCCCGGACTATGTGCTGGGGCGAGTACGCGAAGAGATTGCAGACACCCCAACGGCGAAGCCATGACTGACATCTGGTCCGACCTTGTCTCCCGTGGCTCCGGCGCTGTGGCGCTTGGCAGTGGCCGCATGCTGATCTACGGCAAGTGGACAGACCAATACGGAGGCGTCCCCGGTCTGGTGTTCGTCTCGAACGACCTGCATGACGAAGAAGCGGAGACGCTGATCCGCGAAGCGGTGCTGGAGATGCAAAGCGACATTCGCCGATCATCGAAGGAATCCAGGCGTAAGCGGGCAGACCTGGCTGTCGAAACACCGGCAGAAGAATGACCAACCCCACCCCACCCCGAAAGGCGGCGCGTGAAGCCCTATAACCCCAAAGCCACGTGCCCGAAGTGCGGTCATGACGACATCACCACCAGCTTCGCGAGGGCTGGCTATATGCATGGATTAGGTCGTTGGAACGACGAGGAATGCCTGGTGCGTTGCTGCACGTGCTGTGGGTTCACCTGGGAAGAGGCGCCGTTGGACGCACAGAAGGAGAACGCGTGACCGACCAACCCGACGACATTGACGACCGCCTTATGCTGCTCCCGGTTGCTCTCAATGACGTGATATCGCTCCTGACGGGCAATCTCCGCGTACAGGCGCTTCCCGCCGACGCCCGCATAGTTCAAGCGCTCGCTCCCTACGACGTGCGTGGATTGATGTTTGTGGTGCGCAGCCGTGAGTTCGCGCCAGTCAAGTCCGGCCATGAGATTCCGCAACTGTTTTCGCTCGTCGTGAGCGACACCGGAAAGAAAGCCCAAGCGTGACCACCTCCATCCGCATCACCCAAGAGTACGCCGACAAGCTTCGCCACCCGAAGACGCGCCATGTCGAGGTGACCGTCTCCGACGATGACCTCAACATTGAGGAAATGTTCGGCCTGCTGTGCCGCTGCCTCTGCGGGTTCGGGTACAGCGCGGAGGATATCGACGAGTACCTGAACACACCTGAGCCGGGAAGGCTCATGAAAGAGGATGGTGAGGACGCATGAACGACCTACGCGAGCGCGTGGCGCAGGCGATAGCTGCTGTCCACGGCGTGGCTGACGAATCCGACACTTGGATGCGGTCGATTCGTGACGCGCAAGCCGACGCCGCCATCCGCATCGTCCTGGAGGCGGCTGCGGGGGTGTGCGAGGACGCGACTGATCCTGAACGCCCATCGACAGCCTATGACATGGCGTACGCGGATGGATGACCCCCGCCGAACGCATCACCAAAACAAAACGAAAAGGAGGCCACAACATGGCCAAGAGCAAGAAAGCAACACCGACCGGCTTTGTGGTCGGGAAGTCGTACTTCATCCGAACCGTCACGCACCACTACACCGGCAAGCTCATTGCGCGCGACGGTGATTTTCTGGTCCTCAGCAGCGCGGCTTGGATCGCAGATAACGGCCGCTTTTCGGAGGCGATGGCCAAAGGCTTATTCGGCGAAGTCGAGCCGTACCCGGACAGTGTCCTTGTGCGCGTGAACCTTGGCGCAGTGTGCGACGTAGCTGACTGGAATCACCCGCTACCGCGCGAGGTGCGGTGATGATCGCCGCTGTAATGCGGACAGGCTACGACTGGTCGTGGTCGGGGTCGTGGTCGGGGTCGGGGTCGCGGTCGCGGTCGGGGTCGTGGTCGGGGTCGGGGTCGGGGTC